ACCGGACTTCCTAGGAAGCTCTACGCTTAAGTGCGCAATTAAAATTATTGAAGATTACCGAGTTACCGTACATGGTTTTACCCGGGCTCCAATAGCGAGTCCGTGTGGGACGTGTACTAGACACGTTGTAATATAAATAATATTCAGTTGTGCTAAGTGTAGCACTTGAGAAAATCTGGTTACCTCGTATAGAGATCTACGAGCATCACCATGGCTTCCATTGACCAACATATTGGTAATGTAAACCCAGAAATCACTGTTTCTTGAGAGATTTCGGACTTGTACTTACTCGTACACTAGGCCGTATTTCACCGGATTCATATACTTTCATTTGGGTCCTACTTCTTCTGAAGTGCCCGATTGAACTGGTATTTATCACTTTGTTTCTAATTAGTTGTCCCCTAGGGGTCAGGCTAATTAGCAATAGAGGTTAACCGCTTTCCGCGATGGCAATGTGGATTTCCACATTGTGCCACTGGATGTCTTTGGCCCACTGGTTATCTAAACCAGTGAGCGTTTGGATCTTCATCCTTAACAGCAGCTGGCGCTTTACCTTTCGGTAAAAGGCCTTTCGGCCCAAGGAACTGAGTTCCTTGCGCGAGTCCGCTCAATGACTTCCATAATCGGATATGCATTCCGTCGGTAAATCTTAGCTTTCTCGGAGAGTCATCAGACTCTACGATTCTAGCATAAGAAAGGGATGCAACTGGCAGTTTCCCAATCATTTTTGATAGAGAAATCAAAGCCAGATACAGCTCCTTCGCCGTAGTATCATATCTAGATAGCATCACAGATACCAAGGTATCTGAGATTTGCTGTGCCGTCGTAACGGCTTTAAACTTAATGTGTTCTTGCGTTAATAACTGCAGTTGTTTCATAAGAGACAATGCAGGTTTCATCGCTTCAGCTTCTAGCAGTCGCATTAGAGTTTGTAAGTATGAAGATGGCAATACATTGTATTCCATTCCAAGGAATGTTCCCTTATCGGGACTCATCTTCACGGCAAGACCGTTTCCTTCATTTAAGTCAGAAACGACACCTTCCAGGAATTCCATGAAAGGTGCACTGTACACCGCTTTCGCGGGCCAGTATTCCCACCAGAGGTGGAGCACAAGTAACTTGTTGTTTCCGTGATACTTCTGGATCCACTCGGGAAATGGAATCTTTTCCATTGCACGAGAATCTTTGGGTCCAGTGATCTCTCCTTCTAAGAGGGGAAGAATCTCCTCAAAGAAGCAGTCAGAAATTAAAGTCATTGTGTCAACCGTTACCGGGACAAATTCTAATCTCTTTAGAAGCTCTTTCGCTCTATCTTTAGAGTGTAAATGAGCTCCTTCAAGTTGGAACAAACCGGTTCTGACCTTATTCAGGGCAGCCTTGAGCATTCGGAACTCTTTATCCAGCATGCGGTCTATGACTGCCTGCGTTTCAAAGAGAGCTCGTCCAGCTCGGGTTAATCCCAATTCGAAGAAGTTTTCTACATCTTCGACGGTGATTGGCGCATTAAGTGCCAGCACTACTAAACGGACTTTCGCGTTTAGTTGTCCTAACGGCTGGTGAAGTCGTCCAAGTACTTTATAACCAAATCCGGCACACTTTACGAAAAGTGCTAAGGATAGGTTATATTTTCTTATGAACTCCACTGCATTTGCAGGACCGTTCATGGCTGCTATCCACTCTGTTATCGGAATTGGACTTACGTCCTCACCTTTAACAAAGGTTCGTTTGGCAAACTCAAGCGCGGTTCCTGAAGCGGAGATCAGACTCTTATGGAGC